AACTGGGACATCGTGGACGAGTTGCCACCGATGGAGGAATGGAAGATGTCCTGCCGTGGACTGGACTTTGGTTTTAGTCAAGACCCATCAGCACTTGAACACGTCGTCTTGGCACATGGCGACCTATGGATAGACGAGGAGGTGTATTCGACAGGACTGACGAACCCGTTGCTGGCGAAGAAAGCGAAGGATGCAGGGGTAACGGGCGAGCATGAGATAATAGCCGACTGCGCCGAGCCAAAATCAATCGCGGAGCTGAGAGGTGAGGGGCTATGGGTGACACCATCGGCAAAGGGCAAGGACAGCATCGTCGTGGGGCTGGATATACTGCGGCGATACAAGATACACATCACGCGACGTTCACTCGGCATTCTCGATAACTTCCGCCGTTACTCATGGAGCAAGGACAGGGAGGGGAACATGACGAACAAGCCCGAGGACAGGAATAATCACGGCGTGGATGCCATCAGGTATGTGGCGTTGAGAAAGTTGAACATCATGCCGAAGGCAAGAGGTGTCACGCGCAGGAATTGACATAGCAGCTTAGATTCTTTTCATCAAGTGTTTTTTATAGGAGTTGTTTTATGGCCATAGGAAACCGTGAGGAAGTATAATGGTGTGATTTATTTAGTGTTTTTTTGTTCGACCGTCTGCCCGTGATGGGTGGGCGGTCTTTTCGTATAGGCACAAAAAAACCGCCACGCTTGGCGGTAGTGATAATTCCCTTAAATTCTGAAAAATGACAGCGGCCTCACGGCCAAAAAAATGGTAATAATCAAAAAATTAATAAAGTACATGAATATGAAACAAAAATTGCATTTTAAAAGATGTCACCTCGCGGTGTGTGTGTATTATGCGAAAGAAACAAAGATAGTGTATATATCTGCCGCAAAGGTACTCATAATTCCACGACCGACAAAGAGAAAACAGTTAAATCGTGCAAAAAATAAAGCCAGCATAAAGATTTTTCCGTATCTTTGCACCGAGTTTTTTCATAGGTTTAGTTTTAGTTTGATAGATGATTAGTTAGATTCGTTAGATTTGTTAGATTTGTTCTAAAACGATTTTTCTTGCACACGGCCGTCTGCGAAGACCGCCGTTTCTTGGATGACTCTTTTTTCAGCTAATTACCATAATTGATTAGATTTTAATAAGTTTGATTGTACGAACCACCGTCCGTCCGTGAGGATAGGCGGTTTTTAAAAATGTTTTCGGTTAGATTTTTTCAAGGTTTTTGTTTTCACACCGCTCATCCGCGAAGGGTGGGCGGTATTTTGTGTTAAAAATACTCAATTATAAAACCAATATAAAGAATATTCTTTATCTTTGTAGCCGAGATTAAGCCAGAGGGTTAGGCTTTTATATGTAGTATTAACCTAAAAAAGCGAGAAATCATGTTGAATTGTACTTGCCCTGCCAACGCTTCACTGACGGCGATTCCTGTCGTGACGTGCGCTGAGAGTTTCGGGCAGATTCAGAAGGTTGCCTTCCAGCGTCTGAAGGATGCGGACGGCACAAGGAACTCGTTCACGCTGACTGACATCGCGGCCAAAAGCACATGGAGTTCCGCGAAGTCTGCTACGGATGCAACGAAGGTGGTGATTTCACCCTACATCCAAGCACCGACAAGTGAGGCTGGCGACGCAATCACATTCGGCGGTGGCAACGAGACCCTCGGAGGTGTTGAGATTATCATCGGGCGCAACCCGTCCACGTTCACGTCGGTGATGCGCGGTATTCCGCAGGATGTCATCAAGGTAATGAAGGAGCTTCAATGCGAGGCACAGGCTGGAAACCTCGGCGTGTTCCTGTTCGACGACAACGGCAACATTGAGTGTGTTGTGGAAGGCACGGCGTGCTACCCCATCCCCATTGCGTCCCTCTTCATCGGCGACAAGGCTCACGGAGGGCTGGAAGCACCCGACAGCAACGCGCTGAATTGGTCGTTCCCACCCAACTACTCGGATGACCTCGACATCGTTAAGCCAGCGTTTAACCCGTTAGACCTGTAAGAGATGGAGAAGCGCATGACGGTGACATTGGTCAGCACGGACACCCATGTCAGCCGTGAGTTCAGTGTCGAACACGCGGAGAACATCATGGGCATGAAGGATTGTTGTTGGGAGTTCCCGAATGACAGTGAATATGAGTTGAAGGATGGGTCTATCGTTAGAAGACATAAGAAGGGAGATACGCGAGCAGAGAAGGCGTAAGGACATCAGCCTCGCCATCTTGCATGAGAACCGTCTGCGCTTCCATGTGCAGCCTGTTCCATCCACCCCTGCGCTGGCATCGCTGACGCAGCGGAGGAAGGATAACGGCGGCGTATGGATGCGTGGGCAGACGGGTGTCTCGCAGGCTCTCGACGATTTCCTTGCATTCGTCTCAAACCTCATACCACACGACAAGTTCAAGGTGTTCAAGTCGCTGTTCCGCTTCCCCGTGAAGACAAACGAGGTGACATCGGTGTGCTTCGACAAGCTGTCGCGTATCTTCGACGGGCGCGACCCCGTGTTCTCATATCAGTTCACGACGACCGAGCAGCGTGACGATTGGGAGTGGTATCGCCATGAGGTCATCGGCGAGCCTGACGTGTGGTCTACGGACGCGTGGGAACACTTTCAGACGGCTATCAACAGCGTCATGGTGGTGGATATGCCAGCCGAGCAGGAAAGAGGCGACCGCTATCCACGGCCTTACTTCTACTTCCTCAACATCGGCGACGTGATAGCCTTCGAGACCGAGTATAAGTCGCCAGTGATGCGCTACATCATCTTCCGACAGGATGGTGACAGGGTGGCCGTGATTGATGATGAACGATACCGCGTCTTCCGCAAGGACGGCGACAGCGTAGGCGAGTTGTTAGTGGATAACCCTCACGACCTCGGCTATTGCCCTGCCCGTTTCCTTTGGGATGAGCCAATGTCGTTGCAGCAGCCCGACATCAAGAAATCTCCCGTGACGAAGCAGCTGGATAACCTCGACTGGTTCTTGTTCTATACCATCAGCAAGAGGTATCTTGATATGTACGGGAGTTATCCCATCTATTCAGGGTATGAGCAGAACTGCGATTTCCACAACGACGAGACGGGCGACTATTGCGACGGCGGTTTTCTGAAAGACCGTCACGGCCATTGGTTGTACGACAACAACGGCCTTTGCCCGTGTCCGAAATGCGGAGATAAGAGGATTGTGGGTGCTGGCAGCTTCATCGAAGTGCCTGTGCCTATCGAAGGCCAGCCCGACCTCCGCAACCCCGTTCAGATGCTCACCGTAGACCGCTCCAGCCTTGACTATAACGTCGAGGAAGAAGACCGTCTGCGCACGAACATCATAACGGGGATTGTCGGGACAAACGAGGAAATCACGACACGCGACGCGTTGAACGAGCAGCAGATAAAGGCTAACTTTGAGTCACAGTCCAACGTCCTCGGACGCGTGAAGAAAGGCTTTGAGGCCGCGCAGACGTGGGTGGACTCGACCATCTGCCGACTGCGGTATGGTAGCCTGTTTGTGTCGGCTCAGATAAGCTACGGAACGGAGTTCTACCTGTTCAGCGTGGACGAGTTGCGCGAGAGGTATGCGAAGGCGAAGGAGACTGGCAGCAGCGAGAGCGAGCTTGACGCGTTGCATCAGAAAATCATCGCCTCGGAGTTCCGCAACGACCCCATCATGCAGCAGCGTATGGTAATCCTGACCGAGTTAGAACCGTACATCCATTTGTCACGCGACGAGGTGGCCGCAATGTATGACAAGGGTTTGATAACACGCGAGGAATTATTGTTGAAGATGAACTTCGCCGACTATGTGCGACGCTTTGAGCGTGAGAATTTGAACGTATTGGAGTTTGGCGCGGATACGGACTTCGAGCGTAAGGTTGAAACAATCCGCGAACAGCTCCTTGCCTATGCTGGCGAGGAAAAACCTAAAACAACAACAAGCAATGAAAGTGAAGTTTAACGAGGGAATAAAGGACGTTCCCATCATCGAAGTCACGGCAGATAACTACATCGTGCCTGACAAGGAACAAGGCGACTATCATGTCGTCTTAGAGGTTAGACAGTTCGACCCGAAGACAGGCAAGCGACTGAGCAAGCCGCGCATTCAGAAGTTCGACCCGAAGACGTGGAACACGGTAGGCCGTGTCTTGCGTCAGCAGGGCTACGAACTTACCATCTTGCACGACCCGACCGAGTGGAACAAGCGACAAGCCGAGAAAGCCGCCAAGAGTGCGGCAGAACGCGCAGAACAGGCCAAGAAGGCCGAGGAACAGCGCAAGGCGGCAGAGCGTGAGGCCATGAAGGCTGCAATCATCGCAGAACTGAAAGCGGAGGGACTGATAAAGACCACAACGAAGAAATCAATCAAAGGGTAGATATGATTACGAACGAGATGTTGAGTGGTGACGCGGTGCTGAACACCCTCACCGACGAGCAGAAGACAGCCATCGTGGCAATGTCGAAGAATGACGAGGAAGTGGTTATCGGTAATCGCTTCCGTGAGGTCTACAACCAGTTAGATGCGACCATCGCACGCGAGACTGGCATCGCCCGTAACGGCGACGAGAAGACCTACCTCTATCTTGAACGTGCGGCCAAAGAACTCGCTGCAAAGGCTAACAGCGTGGACGGGCTGAATACGAAGGTGGCCGACCTGACGAAGGAACGCGACAAGTTGCAGAAAGCCCTCGCCGAGGGTGGTGCAGACGAGCAGGTGACGAAGCAACTGGCACAGGCAAAGAAAGACCTCGCCAGCGTGACGCAGAGCTACACCGAGTTGAAAGCATCGTTTGACAAGTCGAAAGCGGAGCATGAGGCAGAGTTGCTTGGCATCCGTATCGACAACGAGCTGGCGGTGGCACGTGGCGGTGTGAAGGTCAAAGGCGACCTTCCGCAACAGGTGACAGAGGCAATCATGCGTCAGACGGTTGATAAAATCAAGGGTATGTCGCCCGAATACATCGAAGACGGCAACGGCGGCAAGCGGCTTGTGTTCAAAGATAAGGACGGCGCAATCATCCGTAATCAGGAGAAGCAGCTTGAACCAATCACCGCTGGCGACCTGCTGACGCGAGAGCTGAAAGCGATGGGCATTCTCGACGAAGGCCGCAAGGCCGCTGGGAGTGGCACGACACCGCCGACGAAGACAGGTGACAGCGTTCCCGTGGATGTATCGACCGCAAGGACGCAGACGGAGGCGCAGGACATCATCGCCCGTCAGCTGATGACGAAGGGGATGGTGAACGGCTCAAAGGACTTTCAGGCGGCAATGGATGCAGCGTGGAAGGATAACAACATCTCGGCATTACCTATCAAGTGACTATTATTAGAACGGGCAAAGGGTTAGCCTAAATTGTTTTACTTTTAAAATCAATTATCATGAGTTTAGTAGCAACCAGACTTCAGAATTGGCGCATTGAGAACCCCGAACTCGACCGCAACATGACGCGTCCGTGCGAGTACGGTGCCTTGGATTTCTTCATCGAGCAGACCGACGCGCCGAACAGCATCATTTCACCGAATCTGCGCGACCGTGCCTTTGCCAGCATCGGTAACACCGTGCAGGTTCCTGTCATTGACTACGACGCAGACGTGACGGTGAGCAACGTCCGTTCATGCACCATCGCAGATGACGAGAACACCTCGGCACTCTACACCGTTGTGTGGACGACCTATTCAGTAGGTTTCACAATGGTGCCGACCTTGTACATGAACAACGAGATTACCTACCAGCATGACTTCAACCGCAAGATGGAGAAGGTGTGCCGTGCTTTGGCCAACGCCCTCGACACCGCTGCAGTGGCCGCGCTGGAGGCTCAGAAGACACAGGTCTACAAAGACCAGCTTCAGTACACCGTCACATCGAACGTCATCGAAGTTCCTACGCAGATGGCAACGGAAATCCTCGGCGACGTGAACCCCATCATGAGAGCCAACTGCTATCCGCAGCTCGTTCATGTCATCG